TTAAAAAGGAACGGCATGCAACACACGAATAATACACAGGTTGTTTTTTCGTATGAGGGGGGGGTAACAAATTTAAGGGGATGACGAAATTGAGCCTGAAAATGTCGATTGAAAAGCAGGATGTGGCCATTCAGCTCGAATATGAGCGGTTGCGTCAAACGTTATCCGGTATCTCAGCGGAGAAGTTGGCAGCGGCCGATAACTTGATCCAAAGATGTGCATTTATGACCATCACGCTGCAAATCTTGGAAGATGAAGTCAAATCTAAAGGGCCGACGATTCTCATGCACAATGGGAAGCAAACGATGCGTGTTGAGAATCCCGCCCAGAAATCATACAACACAATGATCAATCGATACACTGCCGCGATGGATAAGTTAATCAGTTTGCTACCGAGAGAATCCGCAATCATGCCTGCCGATCCCAGCAAAGAGAGCGACGATTTTGACGACTTTGTTGAGGAACGAGGCGAATAGCAATGGCTGACATTCAGATCAAGATTCGTGTCGATCGACATGTCAGTTATCCACCTGATTACGATCCAATTACTCAATACTGGCAATCGTTTGTGCAGAATGGTGGTGATCAAGTTGTCGGCAAGAAAATCTACCGCACGTACAAGAAGCTCATCGCAGACATGCACAATGACAATAGTGAATGGTACTACTCAAATCGTCGTGGTAATCACGTGCTTGAATTTATCGAGAACTATTGCCGTCACAGCAAGGGACCAGCAGGCGGGAAGCACATTGTCCTAGAACTATGGGAGAAAGCACTGTTGGCAGCGTCTTTTGGATTCGTTGATGGTGCGGGTTTCCGAAAGTATCAGCGGGTTGTCCTGATTGTTGGTAAGAAGAACGGGAAGTCGCTGCTCGGTTCCGCTGTTGGGTTGTACATGCAGATTGCCGATGGTGAGGCTGGGCCTGAAGTGTACGCGGTGGCTACGAAGAAGGATCAGGCGAAGATCATTTGGAATGAAGCCAAGCGCATGGTCAGAAAATCTCCGACTTTGGCTAAGCGAATTAAAACGCATGTGGCTGATCTGTCTTCAGAAGATTACAACGACGGCGTCTTCAAGCCTCTGTCATCTGACAGCGATACGCTTGACGGCCTCAATTCTTCTTGCATCCTGATGGACGAAATTCACCAGTGGAAGAACGGTGAGCCACTTTACAACATCATGGCCGATGGGATCACTGCACGGGATCAACCACTGATTTTCATCACATCCACCGCTGGCACGATCCGCGAAGATATTTATGATCAGATCTACGACGACGCTGAGATGACGATTGCAGGATATGATCAACCCGAAGGTTACAGGGATGAACGTTCATTGTTCTTCATCTACGAACTCGACAAACGTGCGGAATGGCGTGATGAGAAATGCTGGGTCAAGGCAAACCCTGGACTTGGCACGATCAAAAACAAGACCACATTGGCTGAACGTGTCGAAAAAGCCAAGGCAAATCATCGACTGGTTAAAAACCTAGTCTGCAAGGATTTTAATATCCGTGAGACAGCAACTGAGTCGTGGCTGACCTTTGATGAACTGAATAACGAGGCCACGTTTGACACGCTCAAACTCAAGCCGCGATATGGTATTGCTGGCGCTGACTTATCGCAGACGACTGACTTGACTTGTGCAACGGTCATCTTCCAGATACCTAATGATGATCACATTTACGTTAAGCAAATGTACTGGCTGCCGGAAGACACTCTTGAGCAGCGCGCACAGGAGGACAACATTCCTTATGCCACGTGGCGAGATCAAGGATTGTTGAGGACGAGCCAAGGTAATAAAGTCTATTATCGTGACATCATGGACTGGTTTGAGGAGCTTGAACAAGAATATGACATTTACCTGTTCAAAGGCGGTTATGACGCATGGTCAGCCACATACTTCGTCAAGGATCTTGAATTCCGATATGGTGAAAAGACTTTTGATGCAATTCCGCAAGGGGTGAAGACGTTATCAAGTCCCATGCATTCACTTGGTGCAGATCTTCGTTCAAAGCGAATTGTCTATAACAACAATCCAATCTTGAAATGGTGTCTGTCTAACACGACGATTGTGACTGACAGAAATGGAAATATCCAACCTGACAAGGGAAAAAGCAAGCGCAAACGAATTGATGGGATGGCTTCTTTACTCGATGCTTATGTTGTTTTTGAGAATAATCAAGAAGAATATCAGACGCTGATTTAACCGTAAGGAGGTGATTATTTGGCATTTTGGAACAATCTTTTTCATAGAAAAAATAGCGGCGTCACAGTCACACCGGAATACAAGCTTGTTACCAACTACGGTAACGGTTTTTTTGGTTGGAATGGCAAGGTCTATGAATCTGACATCATTAGGTCAGCCATTGAGGTCAAAGCAACCACGATCGGCAAAGCAGTGGCCAAGCACATTCGGTCCGGTGCCGGTGACAGCATCGCAGTCAATCCAGACGTTTATATCCAGTTCTTGTTAACAGACCCGAACCCGTTAATGAGCGGCCAGATGCTGCAAGAAAAGATGATCACGCAGCTTGAACTGAATAACAACGCTTTTGCCTTTGTCCAGAATGATGCCAATGGAATGCCAACAGCAATCTGGCCAATCGTGGCTAACAGTGTCGAAGCCATTCAAGACAATCAAGGCAACCTCTATCTCAAGTTCTACATGCCGAATGCACAGACCTACACATTTCCATATTCGCAGGTGATTCACCTGCGCAAAGATTTCAACAAGGACGAAATCTTTGGCGAATCGAATGGTCCGACGTTGGCACCACTCATGGAGATTGTTACGACCACTGACCAAGGTATTGTATCTGCCATCAAGAATTCAGCCGCTGTTCGCTGGCTGTTGAAATTCAATACTGCTATGCGCCCGGAGGATATCGAGAAGAATACGAAAGCTTTTGTTGCATCGTATCTGCAGACACAAAAAGATCAGGATTCAATCGGTGCAGCTGGTGTTGATGCTAAGACCGATGCAACTCAGTTACAGCCCACTGATTTTGTGCCAAATGCTAAGCAAATGGATGCGACTGTGGATCGAATCTACTCAATTTTTCATACCAACAAGGCAATTGTCCAAAGTAGCTACACTGAAAACCAGTGGATTAGTTACTACGAAAGTCAGATTGAACCAGTGATTAGGCAGATGTCTGAGCAATGGACGAGCCGCTTGTTCAACCGACGGCAACGTTCGTTTGGTAATTCAATTGTGTTTGAATCAAGCGATTTGAGCTATGCAAGCATGCAAACCAAACTGTCACTCGTCCAACTGGTTGACCGTGCTGTGATGACTCCGAATGAATTACGTGGATTCTTTAATCTGTCACCAGTTCCGGATGGCGACAAGATGTTACTCCGAAAGGATACAGGGACAGTGCCTTCAGCAACTGGTAGCGACGGTGCCCCTGATCCAACGGAAGGAGGTGATGATAATGACGACAGTGGTACCGATTAAAGGTGACATCGTTACTAATGATTACGGCTGGCTTTACGATCTATTTGGCGATGACTATGCTTCACCTAAAAGTGTCTCTGATCTAATTAACAAGGCTAATGGAGACGACTTATCCGTTGAGATCAATTCAGGTGGAGGAATTGTCGATGCCGGCTCTGAAATTTACACCATGCTTCGTGCTTATAAAGGGCCGGTCAATGTGAACGTTGTGGGTGTGGCATATTCCGCTGCATCTTTGATCGCGATGGCGGGTGATGTCGTAGCCATGTCCCCTGCCGGGATGATGATGATCCACAATGTCTCCGGTGGACAGATGGGTGACTATCATGACATGGAGAATGCTGCGGACTTGTTAAAGAAGTCAAACACAGCAATGGCTAATGCCTATATGGCCAAGACGGGTCTATCTCAAGCAGAAATCCTTGACTTGATGGATTCAACTTACTGGCTGGATCCGCAGACTGCCATTGAAAAAGGGTTTGCTGACAAGATGATGTTTGACAATGCGGAGAAGCCAGGGAAAATGGTCATGACTGCTAGCCTGAATAAGATTCCAAGTCTTACCACATTGAACCAAATGAAACACCTCCGAAACAAAACAGCACCAAAAAGAGCGCCGTCTGATGATGATCAGATGGCGCTTTTGAATGCAGAATACAATCTCTTAAATTTGAAAGGGGAATAACCTCATGAACAAAGAAGAATACTTGAAGCAACGCGAAGCTCTGATGAACGATGCTCGCACCGCAATCGATAAGGGGAAGTCTGAGGATGCCAACAAAGCAATGAAGTCCGTGAAGGATTTGGACGCAAAGTGGGATCAGCAAACGAAAGACCAAGCCAACTTGGCAGCCCTGGATGACCACGCTCCAATCACTTTGGATAACGCTGTCCACATTGCCAGTGTTGCTAATGTACAACCTTTGACCGAACAGCGGCTCAATGCAGTAAGCAAAACACAGCCGACTTATGACAAGGTATGGGCTAAAACGCTTTTGGGTCACACTCTCAATACTGCAGAACAGGCTGTATTCGATAAGGAAAACGCGCGCCTTAATGGCGCACCATTTTCTCACCAAACGGAGAACACTCCGACCTTGATTCCTAACACTGTGGCGGCTGGCATCTGGAAGATCGCCGAAGAACAATATCCAGCCTTCGCTGATGCCAAGAAATTCAACGTTTCTGGCACGCTGACCATCAACAAGCACGATGGCATTGTTTCTGGTGATGCTCAGTGGGTTGACGAAAACACGCAGGCTGATGATGAGCAAAATAAATTCAGCCAATTGGTGCTTAAAGGTTACGAGCTGAATAAAGTCGCCACCGTGTCCTGGAAGATGAAGAGCATGTCTGAAGAGGACTTCATCAGTTTCTTGACTCAAGAGCTTGGGGATCGTCTGGGTGTTGCGCTTGGTGTTGCGATTCATCAAGGCGATGGTAAAAATTCACCGCTAGGCATTGAGACTGCATTGAAGGCCGAAAAAGGGACGCCACAAGTTGCCACTTATAAGGATCAAATCGCATATAAGGATATCACTAGCACCATGGCCAAGATCCACTCTAGTTTTGCTGGCAAGGCAGCAGTTTATGCAAATAGCAAAACCATTTGGAATCAATTGGCAAACATCGTTGATGGTCAAGGTCGTCCGTTGTTTATTGCTAGCCCAATCAATGGAGGCATTGGCAGCATTCTTGGTTTAGTTGTGAAACCAGATGCTGGTGTCAATGATGGGGATGTCCTGATTGCGGATGTGGCAGATACAGTCGTTGTTAACATTAACCAAGCACTTACAGTGGCAACAGAAGACCACGTCAAGGGTCGTTCCACTGATTATGGTGCCTATGCAATTGCTGACGCAGGTCTTTTAACAACCAAGGGGGCAGCATTGCTCACAGCAGGCCCAAAAGTGTAGCCCCGCAATCAGTTAAGTCTGAAGGAATCAAGGGCGGGGTTAAGTTAACAGCAAAGTAGAAAGGAGCTAGAACATGGCTGATACACCAGATCGGAGCGCCGAATTCTTAAAGGCACTCCAAAAAGGCAAGGTGGTTGCTGTCGGCAATAAGGGCACTGGTGAAGTTGACGTTACCGGCTTGGCCGATGGGACAGTCGTCAAAGATGGTGACTATCAGGTTGTTTTTGATACAGACAACACCAAGACACTGTCTTCAGTGGCCAGTGATCCGATTGATGCACCTGGCGCAACTGTGCCAACAACGCCACCTAGTCTAGGATAGGCGGTGATCAAAGATGGCTGACGAGAAATCTGAAGAAGAACCAACCTTGTTAGATCTCTTAAAACAACACATCCGATTGGAAGATGACATGGACCCTTCCATGTTGCAATTCTATCTGGACGCAGCTGACAAGTATGTCCAGCGTAAAGTTGGCCATAGCGTGAAATACTTGCAGCTTATGGTTGCTACCGTGATGAATGACAATCGATCTGCCGGTGACGATCTAGCGGCGGCACTTGAAGCCTTGGAGCCAATCTTCTACTTGGAGGTGAGAACAGATGACCCAGACAGTCAATCTAACGAACCAACTCAGGTGGATAGCCACACTGTTGGAACTTAAGGACGGCGTTGACGCACACGACCGTCCAAAACAAACGTGGGAAGACAAGCGGGTCTTGTATTACGCTGACATTGGGATCACCTCAACTGAAAAATATCTCGCGCAGCAGAACAAGCAGGATGTCGTCTTGCGCATTTTGATTCGTCGGGATATGTCGATTACTCAGGGTGGGAATCGTGTCCGGATCAGAGGAACTGATTACAAAATCACACGAATCTACGAGACGCCCGACAATCAAAGAATGGAGTTGAGCCTGGACTATGTTGATCACATTTGACGAGTTTCTGGCCAGACTCAAGCAACTGGGTGCGGTCTATCGAGACGTTGCACCACGGACGGCCAAGTATCCGTACTGGATATACACCTATACAAACACTCAGCGTCTAGTAGCCAGCACGGGTACACGGTTAATCGTGAACGAGTATCAGGTGTCTTTGTACACAAAGGGCGTTGAAGACGAGCTACTGCCGTTCATCAAGACGTTTGATGATGTCCCATTCCAATCATTCAGAGGCATTCCGGGCGATGAAAATGATGAAACTATCACGGATTTGTACACGTACATCGAGGTGATTGCGGGTGGTCAATAACAACGGTTTTGAAACAATGGCCAAGTATCTCAGTGGTCTCAAAGTAGATGATTCAGTGTCGAAAGAAGGGCTGGTTGCCGCAGCAAGTCAATTTGCTGACAAGCTCCGGCCCGAGTTGCCAAGTGAACCTAACGCTCCGCTCGCACAAACCTATGGGACGTTAAGAGATAAGCTACAGGTTGTTGACAAGGGCGATCACATCCAAGTGACGTTTGGAAATGCATTTTGGTGGCTCTTTCTGGAGCATGGGACAAGTCCCAAGAACCATCAAGGAATCAGGGCACGCAATTATGTTCACAACACCTTTGCTGCCAACAAAAATACAATTATGCAGACTATGGTCAAACCGGTCATGGATGCATTGAAAAAATAGGAGGAATTGCTATGTCTGATAAACCAAGCAAAGCAAACGATATTGAGCTAGAGCTCACTATTGGCGATATGTTTTTCGCTATGAAAAAGCAAAATGAGACGGCATCTACTGATCCGGTCTTCGATACAAGTGTTATCCGGATCCCGAACATCAAAAAGATTGCCTTCAAAGGGAACGGAAAGTCGAACGACATTTATGCCAGCGGTAAAAAGTTCGGGACAATCACGCAAGAAACCAGTATTGAAGTGACACACACCCACATCGGGATGCCAATTGCAGTTCTGGATGCAATGAAAGGCATCGCAGCGAAGCATGGGGTCGAGTTTGGATCCACACTTGCACAATCAATGCCAGAGTTTGCAATTGGTTTTGACACATGGTTGGCCAATGGACAGCATGATGGCATCTGGTTGACGTCTTGTACACTTAACCCTGCTGTTAATGAAACTCATGCAACTTCTGAAGAGTCATTCAAGGAAGTCAACCCTGATGTCGTCTACAACGCAGGTGGTTTGCGTAATTCGAGTATTTACTACTCACGCTATAATTCAGCCCGAGACAGTGCTGACCTGACTGTTGACGACTTTTTCAAGCAGGTTATTTTTTCTCCAGAACAGCTTGAAACGATAGCAAAAGAAAAAGCGATCCCAAAAGTGTAACCCCGCAAGCAGTTAAGACGATTGCCAAACAAGGCGGGGAATTAACGATTATTGCTAATTAGGAGGACAAAGGAATATGGCAAAGCTCTCTGATCTAGTTAGGCTCCGAGACAATCATTTCATCACGATTCAAGGTGCAAAGGTACCTGCAGCGTTCACTTTTGCCTCAATTGACGCTATTGAATCCGCATATGGGCAAGGCTACAAAACATTCGAGAAGGATCTGAATCTTATGCTCAAACGGAAAGTGATTCATCGCGATCAGAAAACCATGAAACTCATTTGGGCGCTTGTTTACGGCTTACTTGTCGGTGGAGGTACGGAAACTACCTTTGATGAGATGAACCGTGCTATTCCCTTTTCGGAAATTCCTAGTGTTATTCAAGAGGCAATGGATATTCTAAATGAGCAGAACTTCCAACTAAGTGACATAAAAAAATAAAGTCGCCACAACAGGAAGGTGAGGCCCAGGAGGATAACGATTACCCCTGGGCCTTTTATTTGTATGTGGCGAAAGCGCTGATGGGATACTCGCTTCAAGAATTCATGAAATTAACGCCTAATCTGTGGCTGAAACAATATCTAATCTACATCGAGATTAATAATCCTGATGGTATTTACAAAGAGAAACCTAATCCCATTCGGAAACAGGTCACACTGGACGATATTCCATTTTTTAACTAATTAAGAAAGGAGGAAAATCATGTCTGACGAAACTCAAAACGTTGTTCTTGATTTCAAGATGAATGGTCAAGTACAGTTTGCTAACACAGTGAAAGACATCAACGCCGTGATGAACACGGCCGCAAAGGAATATCGAGCCCAGATATCGTCTATGGATGACAATGCTAGTTCGACTCAGAAACTGGCTGCTGAACAACAAAAATTGCAAATTCAATCCGAAGCTGCTGCTAAAAGAACACAAATTCTGTCTGAACAATTGAAGACAATGCAGGATCGTGGTGAAACATCTGGTTCTTCATTTGATCGGCTCGTCGGCAAGGTTGCGGATGCACAACGGGTTGAAAATAACCTGAAAGGTGCTCTTGATCAAGTTAACAGCCAACTCAGTGAGCAAGGTTCCAAAGCTAACGATGCCAAAGATCATATCAGTAACCTGCAGCAGGAAGAGGGCGAGCTTGATTCTAAGCTTAAGCTCGCGTCTTCATCGGCTAAACTGGAAAATGCCCAACTAGGTGATAATGCTTCCGAGTCGCAGAAGACAGCTGCCGCCCAACGGCAATTGTCGGAACAAATGGACTTGTCTCGGCAAAAAGTTGATAACTTGAAGCAACAGTTGAAGGAAACGGTCACCGCTTACGGAGAAAACTCAGCTGAAGCAACACAGATGAAAGTCAAGTTGAATGACGCCGAAACATCTGTGGCCAATTTGGGTAACCAAATGGATAAATTGGGTAAGGAGTCACAAGATACTAGCTCCAAACTTGACGAGATTGCTAAGAACACAGCTGCTGAACGGCTGCAGACTGTCTCCAATGGATTCCAATCTGCTGGTCAAGGCCTACAAAATTTTAACCAAAAGGCGCAAGAAGCATGGGCGCAAACTGATGATGCTGTTGATAACCTGACCAGCAAAACTGGCGCTGTTGGAGGCGTTGCAGACAAACTCGGTGAGTCATTTGAGAAAGTTGAACGCTCCGAGTCTGGTGCGCAAATGGAATCGATGGACCTGTCGAATACCATGGCAGGGCTTACTAGTCAATTCAATTTGAGTGGTCCGCAGCTGGAAAAGACATCCGAGGACGTTGCCAAGTTCAGCCAGATCACAGGTCAGTCTGGGACTGACGCGGTCAACGCATTACATGATTCCATGTCACGATTCAATCTCAGCGCTAAAGATATTCCTAGCGTACTTGATGCCTTTGCTGCAGCGTCTCAGCGGACAGGTGTACCAGTTGCCGACCTTGAAGAAGATGCATCAAAGGCATACCCAGCCTTCAAACAATTGCACATTAGTCTTCAGCAGGGAATTCCACTACTTGCTTCCTGGAGCAAATCGGGGATTGATTCTTCCACAGTGCTCAAGGGCATGCAGAAGGCATTCTCTGCCGCAAAAACTGAGAACAAATCTTTCAGCGATGTCATGACGGAATCTTTCAAAGGAATCAAAGGTGCTAAGACAGACCAAGATGCTTTTAACATTGCAATTCAAACATTTGGCGCCAAGTCAGGTCCACAGATGGCCCAAGCCATCCGTGATGGCAAAGTTTCACTTGATGGTCTAAAAAAATCAGCCCAAGACACTGGTGGAACCGTCTCGAAATCTTTTAAGCAGACCTTGGATCCAGTAGACAAGGCCAAACAAGCTCAGAAAGAATACGAACAGACTATGGGCAAGATTGGTGGAACAATTCAAGAGACCCTATTGCCTGTGATCAAGAGGCTTCTGCCAATTGTCAAAGGTGTCAGTGATGCATTCAATAAGGCACCAGCACCCGTGAAAGCACTGGTTGTTGCGTTTGGTGCGATCACTGTCGCACTTGGTGTCTTGGCACCAGTCATCACGGCAGTTGCAACAGTTCTGCCAATGCTCGGTGTTGGTGCGACCGCTGCCGGTACAGGGGCTGGCCTAGGAGCTGCAGGCATGGGAGCTTTTATGGCCACGCTCCTGCCGATTGTCGGAGTGATTGCGGCTGTAATTGCCGCGATTACCGCAGTCGTTTTGGTTATCAAGAACTGGGGTGCGATTGTCACTTGGCTCAAGGGTGTTTGGAGTACCGTTACCAGTTTCTTCAAGCAGTTGTGGAATGGTATCAAGCAAATCTTCACGATTGCGATTAATGCCATTACCAATTTTTTGAAGCCAGCTTTTACAGCCGCTGTAAATGTCATTAAGTCAATTTGGAACGGTATTAAGTCCTTCTTTTCTGCTTTATGGAACGGAATCAAAGTAATCTTTACGGTGGCGATTACCGCTATTGCTGTCATTATTGGTACGTATCTCAATATCTGGAAGACCATTATTACGACCGCAATGAATTTCATTAAGGGTATCATCACCAATGTTTGGAATGGTATTAAATCATTCTTTGGGCCAATCCTAGCCAGCATAGGTAACGTGATCCGGAGTGCATGGAATTCCATTAGTAGTGTTACCTCTAGTGTGTTCAACAAGGTTAAAAGTGTTGTTTCAAGCATTTGGAACAATATCAAGAATGTCGTTTCAAATGTTGTTAATGCAGTCAAGTCAGTTGTATCTAATGCATGGAACGCAGTTAGTTCGACTACTTCAAACATTTTCAATAGTGTTAAAAGTGCAGTATCAAATGTGTGGAACAGCATTAAATCGACTATCTCAAATGTTGTGGGAAGTATTAGAAATGCTGTTTCAAGTGCTTGGAATGCGGTTAGTTCTGTGACATCTAACGTCTGGAACAGTATCAAAAATGCAATCTCTGGGCCAATCAATACTGCAAAAGATATCGTTCGAGGAGCGATTGACGCCATTCGAGGTTTCTTCAACTTCAGTATCCACTGGCCACATATTCCAATGCCGCATTTCAGCATCCAACCCAGTGGTTGGTCTGTTGGTGATCTTTTGCATGGATCTATCCCTCATTTGGGTATTGACTGGTACGCGCAAGGTGGCATTATGACGCAGCCGACTATGTTTGCAAATAACAATGGCCGGGCACAGGTTGGTGGCGAAGCTGGGCCGGAGGGCGTTATTCCACTGAACGATGATACGTGGAATAAGATGGGTGCAGCTATTGCGGCTCATATGCCATCCCCGGGACCAATTACGCTGCAGGTGGATGGCCGCACGTTTGCGACTATCACCGGTCCATACACCTCGGACTACTTGAAACAGCAGGATGCAACTCAAAACTTTAGCTATGGAAGGAGGCTTTGATAACAGATGGTTGAATTAATTCTGGACGGTCAATCTCTGGCCCAGTCTGTGCCGGGGACATTGGTTACCAAGAAGCCAAACATTCCCGCAGCTCAGCGCGATGTGAAGTTCACAGACGTGCCTGGCCGCTTGAGTGGCTCGCTGACTGAGAAGCGTGGCTGGAAAGATATCACCTGGTCGCCAGAGCTTCAACTCGTGGACTTCAAGACGCTCAACCAGTCATGGCGGAAGACACGGCAGTTACTGCAATCCGCGTCGAAGCTAGTGTTGAGTGATGACCCCGACTTCTATCGGCTCATCAAGTCAGTCACGATCGGCGAGTTTTCGGTAGACGATGTGGAGGTCAGTGGTTCCTACAAGCCCAGCTTCACTTTGGATCCGCTTGAGTATCAGATGACTGATCCAAAGACGTTCACGGCTAACTTTGACATCGTGAACCCCGGTAACGTGGCAGCGGAACCGTTGCTCACCGTGTCAGGGTCCGGAACAGTCAAGATCTCCGTGAACACGAACCAGTTCTCAATCGACAGCCTGACAGCGCCTGTCACTCTCGACTGTGCTAAACACACGGCGACTATGGCTGACAAGGATATCACAACCTCGACAGCGGGTGATTGGCCGCTCTTTGTGCCAGGTGTCAATCATGTCATTTTGACCGGCGTCACAAGTATCGCAGTGCAAGCTAGGTGGTGTTATGTATGAGTACCGATATTGAACTCTATCCGCGTGACCAGACTGATTTCAGCCACCACGGCTATGCTTTGGACGACATCAGCAATGATATCGTCACTTGGCAGCTCAACGCGAAGTTCACCTTGACGTTCGATTATCCGATGTTTAGCGAACATGCTGGAGACCTCGTGGCTGAAAATATCGTGCGCGTGCCAGTTCCGGGGGGCAAGGCTGCTTTTCGAATCGCGCAAGTGATCAAGTCCATGGGTCATCTTAGCATCACTGCTTATCACGTGTTCTGGGATCTTAACGATGATTTCATCGCGGACACCAACATCGTTGACAAGGATGGCCAGGGCGCACTTGATCAGATCATGCGTGCTGCCAACTATCCAACTGGCTTCAAAGTTCTATCAACAATTGGAAATGTAGCCAATGCCCGGCTGGTTAGAATGTCAATCATCAAGGCACTTTTGGGAACGGATGACAACTCGTTTCTTAACCGCTGGGGTGGTGAATTCGATTGGCAGGACTTTAGTTTCAGCGTCAACCCTCGTCTAGGGAAAGATCGTGGTGTTCATTTTGAATATGCGCACAACTTGACCGGGTACGAAGCGACCAAGGACAGTAGTGGTATCATTACGCGACTGCTGCCAGAAGGCTACAATGGCCTTTTACTGCCTGAGTTGTATGTTGACAGCCCCAAGTTAGGCAATTATCGCAAACCGAAGATTGGCACCAAAACCTATCAGGACATCAAGGCCATTGACGAAACACAGGCAACAGGGGATCAAAAAGGTGCTGTTCCGGTTCAAGAAGCGTACGAGTTACTTCGTGCTGCCGCTACGAAAGAGTTCTCCGAAAGTCATATTGATGAGGCCAAGTGGACGTACAAGTTGAATGTGGCGTTGCTTGAGAATACTGAAGAGTACAAGGATTTAAGCATCACTACCACTGTGTTGCCAGGCGATACGGTAACCATCACGCACAAGCTTGATGATATTGATGTGAGAGCGCGTTTGACTGGATATACCTGGCAACCGTCAAATCACAGCTATCTAACACAGACGTACGACAGTACATCGCGGCCAGATGTTGCATATAGCAATCTCAGTAGCCGGGTCAACGAGATCAAGTCACAGATTGAGTTAGTTGATAAGGTCGTGATTGCGAAGGCGAAAAATGGCATGAATTCAACAGGCTGGGGAGATCAATCGCCGGTCAATCTGAATATTGCTGGTAAAACCGGTGACGTATACTATCAAACGACTGCCAAGGGAACAATTATGTGGCTCTTTCATGATGGCCAATGGAATGCCGAAACCGGTGACGCTTTTGGCACCGAGGTTCAGAAGAAAGTTGACACCGCAATCGCGGATGTTGCTGCTGCCAAACAAGCTGCCAATGATGCTGTGGAAAAAGCAAACAGTAACAAGGATTTGGTGGATCTGAGCAATCAAACCGCCAATGCTGCCAAGACCGCCGCTGACGCTGCCAAGGCGCTTGCAACTCAGACCAATGCGGGCTTGACAGCTGTCCAGTCTCAAGCTGCCTCTGCGGTCTCCAGTGCCACTAATGCCATGGCAACTGCCAATTCGACTTTGGCCACTGTGACGGATCAGAAGTCTACGATCACCAAGTTGGTCACAAAAACCGATGACTTAGCCGGAACGATTGCCACCATGGCCACAAAAACGGACGTCAATAAATTAACCGGCCAAGTGACCACTGCACAGACGCTGGCTCAGCAGGCAGCGGATGGATTGAGGCTGAAAGCAGACACGACAACTGTCAACACCCTCAACGGGACAGTCAATCAGTTGTCCAGTGATCTCAAAGTGGCAAGTGATAGACTCGCACTGACGATGACGCGAAATGACGTCACTGGGATGCTGACACCGTACGCAACACAGAACTGGACGCAAGGACAGATCAGTGCAACAGCAAGTCAGTTCAACGTCCAACTGAGTAGTGTTAAATCATCTGTAGGTGACATCAATCAGGCCGGCGGAAATCTTGTCCTCGACTCTGATTTTGAAGGGGATGCTGTTGGACAGCAGCCGGATTACTGGGATGGTGGCCTCGTTGTGACCAACGGTGAGCCGAACCACGATCTCAATAAGTCGAAACAGTGCATGCAAATTGTCGGATCAGTTGATGGCAACCAAGACCTTGCGTTACTTTACTATACTGCCGTTTCTCAAGTGGACTATTATGTCGCGTTTAAGACACGTTGGCAGAGCCTTGATCAGAAAGGCTCGCTGCGTCTCTACATCTTTGAGTACGACTCGAACAAAAAGCTGATCGGTCCGAAAGCAGTGATTGTTAATGACACCCCAGCAAATTGGCGCTCCTTCAGCACCACTTACACGCCATCTGTTGACTGTCGTTTTGTCAAGGTCGGTGTGACGTACACAGCGGCTCAGTCCAACATGCTTGCTTGGTTTGACGACATTGAGATGCGTGTATACTCACCGACGATGACCCAGTACAACAGCTTGAATGTCACGGTTGACGGCTTGAACAACACATCCGTCAAAAAAACAGAGCTGGCTACGGTGACGAACCAACTGAATGTCACAACTGATGGGCTCTCAAATCTAACGACCAAGGTTACTGATCAAGGCACGCGGATCACCTCAGTTCAGACGAACATCGAAAATGTCAAGACAACGATGACAAACTATCAAGGACAGACCACCACTGCCTTGCAGACTTTACAAGGGTTCCAGACCACAGCGACAAATCAGCTTGGGAATCTTCAGGCCCAACAAACTTTACTCTCAAACCAATGGACATCCGTGATCGGTATGGGGTCTAATCTGATGGTTGATGGCGATTTTGAAGCCGACAACTTGGGAGCACCTCTGTATTGGTCACCGAGTGGCATCATCACCAACAACATCGTCCCAAATGAAAACAATTCATCGGGGAAGGTACTTCGGGTCAACGGACTCGCAAGTGGCAACAATGATGTGATGTCAAATGTCTTCATCCCGGTTCAAGCCGGAACACAATATCGACTCACATTCAAGTCGCGTTGGAATGCTGGTGACCAGCTTGGCACGCTCATTGCTTATGCCTTCACCTATGATGCCGCGAAGAAACTTATCGCCCATAGGGGACTATCGTGGGATGCAACACCCCATCACTGGGGGACGCTCACTGCGACTTGGACACCTGAAGATGCTGTCAGCTATATCAGGCTTGACTTCACTTACAACGGCGCACAATCGGCTTCTTCATTCATTCAGGTTGATGATGTTTATTTTGCGGTGGATAATGCCAACAACTCACAGATCAC